CCAAACTTCACGCATTTGCAGATTGATGTTTGGGAATGTCCAATTTGCAATTGGGTGGCAGCGGCGCATTTAGGCGGTTTTGCTGGGGTTGGTCGGGCGGCGGGCGGTTGGACGGATGGGAGCGGTTTGATGGCTGTGCGCGGACCGCGGCCGAAGGCGACTAAGCTCCGCCTGGTGGACGGCACCCATAATGTCACACGGCACGGAAGTGTCGCCGCCGCGAAGAAGGTGGTGGAGCAGGCCGAGACCGCGTTCGGCAAGCTCGAACGGCCGCGGGGGATACGGGGCCACGCGCTGAAGGCGTGGAAGCAATATATCGAGCCGGCGACCTGGCTCGACGGATCGCGCGAGCCGGCGGCGATCGCCTTTTGCGAGCTCTGGCAGGAGTTCCGCGAATCCCCCTCCCGCTTCCCGGCTTCGAAGCACGGCCAGATGCGCGCCTACATGAGCGAGCTCGGGCTCACCGACGAGCGGAACCGCATCGACGATGGCAAGCCCGCGAAAGACGAATTCTTCGAGGACTGACGATCGCGCGACGGCCTACGCGAAACGGGTCCAGGCCGGCCAGGTCGTTGCAGGGCCGCATGTCCGCAACGCATGCCGGCGACACCTCGACGACCTGAAGCACGGCAAGAAGCGCGGGCTCCATTATGACGAGGAGGCGGCCGCCCGCGCCATCCGCTTCTTCGAGACCAAGCTCAGGCTGAGCGAAGGGCAGTTCGAGGGCAAGCCGCTCATCCTCCACGAAAGCCAGTGCTTCAAGGTCGGATCGATCTTCGGCTGGAAGCGCCGCGACAATACCCGCCGCTTCCGCCGCGCCTATATCGAGGAGGGCAAGGGCAACGGCAAGTCGCCGCTGGCCGGGGGCATCGGCCTCTACGGCATGATGGCCGACGGCGAGGCCGGGGCCGAGATCTATGCGGCCGGCGCGACCAAGGACCAGGCTGGGATCCTGTTCCGCGACGCGGTCAAGATGGTCGACAAGTCGCCGGAGCTCGACTGCCGGATCAGGCGCAGCGGCGGCCCGTCGCGGGAATTCAATCTCGCCTGGCTGAAGAACGGATCCTTCTTCCGCCCGATCAGCCGCGAGGCGCGCAAGACCGGGTCGGGCCCGCGCCCGCATTTCGCCCTCTGCGACGAGATACACGAGCACCCCGACCGCGGCGTCATCGAGATGCTCGAGCGCGGCTTCAAGTTCCGCCGGCAGCCGCTGCTGCTGATGATCACCAACAGCGGCACGGACCGCAACTCGATCTGCTGGGAGGAGCACGAGCACGCGGTCAAGGTCGCCGCGGGCAATATCGAGGCGAAGGACGACGACCCGGCCTATCTCGGCGAGCCGGTCGACGACACGACCTTCAGCTTCGTCTGCTCGCTCGACCCTGGCGACGACCCGCTGACCGACCCGAGCTGCTGGGCGAAGGCGAACCCGCTGCTCGGCGTGACGATCACCGAGGACTATCTCGCCGGCGTCGTCGCCCAGGCCAAGGCGATGCCGGGCAAGCTCAACGGCATCATGCGGCTCCACTTCTGCCGCTGGACCGATGCCGAAACGGCGTGGATGACGCGGGCGGCGCTGGAGCCGTGCCTAGCGGAATTCGACCCGGCCGAGCATCATGGCGCGACGATCGCGGAGGGGATCGACCTTTCGCAGAACCGCGACATCACCGCCAAGGCCTCGGTGGTGATCACCGGCAGCGTCGATGTCGAGGTGATCGTCGAGGGCGCGAAGCAGATCGTCGCGAAACCGACCTACGATTGCTGGATCGAGGCATGGACGCCGGGCGACACGATCGCCGCGCGGACGCTGCAGGACAAACGGCCCTACGATGTCTGGGCGCAGCAGGGTCACCTCCTTGCCCCGGCCGGCCAGAGCATCCGCTTCGATCATGTCGCCCAGGCGCTGGCCGACGACAGCCGCGACTATGAGATCGGCATGGTCGCGTATGACCGTTACGCCTTTCGCCGGTTCGAGGAGGAATGCGACAAGCTCGGCCTGTCCCTGCCGTTCGTCGAGCACCCCCAAGGGGGCACGAAGAAGGGGAAGCCGACCGAGAGCATGAAGAAGGCCGCGGAGGCCGATGGGCGCGAGGCCGAGGGGCTGTGGATGCCCGGCTCGCTGCGCCTGCTCGAGGACGCGATCTACGAACGCCGCATCCGCTTCCGGATCAATCCGGTGCTGATCTCGGCGATGATGAGCGCGGTCACCGACGAGGACCGCTGGGGCAATCGCTGGCTGGCGAAAGAGCGGGCCGTCAACAAGATCGATGCCGCGGTCGCCGTCTGCATGGCGATCGGCGCGGCGACGGCGCTGGAGGCCGGGGCCTTCACGCCATCCTATCAAATGCTCATTGTCTGAGGTGCCGCATGGACGAAGAGGTCACCAAGGCGGCGGTGTATCTGGCGCTCGTGGAATCCCATCTCGCGCAGGCCGATTATCTGCGCGGCCGGTTGGAGAGCCGCCGCACCGTTTTGGGCGCCGATGCGACCGAAGTCCTTTGGGCAACCTTGTTCGCACATCAGGCCGCCGCCGAAAAGTTGCTCCATTCGGCTACCGGCAAAGAGCCCCCGTACCGACTGCCCGTCCCTTTCCCTCATCCCAACCGCGAACTGGGCGGCGGCACGGTCGCCCATCACCCCGTCTGAGGATCCGCGCCATGACGCTGAACCGCGCTTATTCGTTCATCGAGGTGAAGAGCTTCGACGACGACAAGAGGATCGTCGAGGGCGTCGCGACGACGCCGACGCCGGATCGGGTGCAGGACCGGATCAATCCGCTCGGCGCCAAATTCTCGCTGCCGATCCCGTTCCTGTGGCAGCACAACCATAGCCAGCCGATCGGTCACGTCATCGACGCCGACACCAAGAAGACCGGCATCAAGTTCAAGGCCCAGGTCGAGAAGCTCGATGAGCCGGGCGCCCTGAAGGATCGGCTCGACGAGGCGTGGCAGTCGCTGAAGCTCCGCCTGGTGCGCGCGACCTCGATCGGCTTCGCGCCGATCAAATGGGCCTGGATCGAGGCCAGCGGCGGCATCGATTATGACGAATGGGAATGGTTCGAGCTCAGCGCCGTCACCATCCCGATGAACCCCGAGGCGGTGATCACCGAGGTCAAGCGCTTCGACCGCATGTTCCGGGAGGCCGAAGGCGTTCCCGAATTCCAGATTCCATCGCCCCCCGCTGATGCAGCCGCGACTGGCAAGGGCATCCGCGTGGTCCGGCTGGATACCCCCGCCCGCGCCAGGGCCGCACCCTTCGTGATCCGGGAGATCCGGCGAACGAAGTGAACCTCAATCACCCGCCCGCCGTGAGGCGCGCTGGCCTTCCCCCCGCTCCGGCGGGTAACCAAGAGGGATTTCCATCATGCCGATGACCTATGCGGAGCAGATCTCCGCCTTCGAGACGAAGCGTGCCTCGCTGGTCGCTTCCAACGACACGATCATGACCAAGGCCGCCGAAGACGGCGCTACCCTCGACGCCTCCCAGAAGGAGGAGTTCGACGGCAACCAGTCCGACATCACCGAGATCGACGATCATTTGAAGCGCCTCAAGTCGATGGAGGCGTCCAACAAGGCGAAGGCAGTGCCCGCCGCCGGCGGCAGTCGCGAGGAGGCTGGTACCTCCCGTGGTGGCGAGCGGATCCAGGTCAAGCGCCAGGAGCAGCTCGAGCCCGGCATTGCCTTCGCCCGCCTGGTCAAGTCGCTCGGCTGCGCCAATGGCGACATGAGCCGCGCGGTCCGGATCGCCGCCTCCCGCTATGGCGAGGATAGCGACGCGGTGGGCACGCTCAAGGCGATCGACGAGCGCGGCGGCAACAGCCTGTTCTTCCCCGGCATCGAGGCGATGATGCAGAAGACGGCGGTCACCGCCGGCTCTGTCGTTTCGGGCAACTGGGCAGCGGACCTGGTGCTGACCGAGGGCGGCGCCTTCGCGGACTTCGCCGAATATCTCCGGCCGGAGACGATCGTCGGCAAGCTCCAGGGCCTGCGTCGGGTGCCGTTCGACACCGCGCTCGGCATCAGCACCGTCCCCGGCGCCGGCTACTGGGTTGGCGAGGGCCTGCCCAAGCCGCTGACCAGCTTCAACTTCGACAAGACGACTTTGTCGCCGCTCAAATGCGCCAATATCGTCGTGCTGACCGAGGAGCTGCTCCGCCGCGCGTCCTACAGCGCGGAGACCGAGGTGCGGACGGAGATGAAGAACGCGCTGATCGCGCTGATCGACACGGCGTTCATCGATCCGTCGAACAGCGGCACGGCGAACGTCAAGCCGGCGTCGGTGACCAATGGCGCGCCGCACTCCGCGGCGTCGGGCACCGGCGATGCCGACGACATCCGCGCCGATATCCGCTCGCTGATCAACGAGTTCATCGCGGCCAATTCCCAGGGCGGCCCGATCGTGCTGGTGATGCGGGCTACCGACGCGCTGTCGGCGGGCATGATGGTCAACGCCCTCGGCCAGGCCGAATTCCCGAAGATCAGCATGAACGGCGGCGAGTTGTTCCCCGGCCTGCAGGTGATCACCTCTCAGACCGTGCCGTCGGGCGTGGTGGCGGCTCTGCAGCCTAGCGACATCTATCTCGGCGACGACGACGGCTTCATGGTCGACGTCAGCCGCGAGGCGTCGCTGGAGATGCTCACCAACCCGACCAATGCATCGGCGGACGGAACGGCGACCGCGATGGTCTCGCTGTGGCAGACCAACAGCGTCGGCTTCCGCTGCGAGCGCATCATCAACTGGAAGCGCCGCCGCGCGACGGCGGTTGCCTACCTGACCGGCGTCGCATGGGGCGGCTCGGTCAACGACCTCAGCTAGAGCTGAGGAGCTCGGCGCGAGCCGGGTAAAGCCAGGGCGGCGGCGCCACGCGCGCCGCCGCCCACCATTTTCACGGAGACGATCGATGGTCGCCAAGACAGTCTATGCCAACGAATCCGGCCGGTACGGCACGCGGATGCTCGCCGCGGGCGAGGGTGTGCTGATGACGGGCCCGAGGGCCCGGGCGGCGATCGCGCTCGGCCGGTTCAGCGGCCAGAAGCCGCGCAAGGCCCGGCCGCAACTGGACCATGATCACGACAGCCATCCGGGAGGTTCGCTGAAGCAGACGGGCGACGATGTCGCTGCGGCTCGCGATGCCTATCAGGCCAAGTTCGGCAAGCGGCCGTTCAATGGCTGGGACGCCGCGACGCTGCGCGCCAAGATAGCTGAGGCCTGACCTCGTGGGCGATGAGAGTGGCCTGGTCGAGGCGCTCAACAACCTCACTCCCCTGCCCGTGAGCGTGAGAGGTCTTTCAACTTCGCCGCCCAGGGGTTCCCTCGCCTATCGCAAGCACGAGGCCGCGATCCTGCGCGGCGAGGTGCCGGAGAAATATACGCGGATCCTGCCGCATGTTCCAGGCGGCGCGGTGCTCGAGATCGGATCGGCCGAGGGGGTGCTCGCCTGCCTGATGTCGCGCGACAAGCGCAGGGTGGGCGCGATCGAGCAGAATCTGGCGCGTCACGACGCTGCCACCCGCCTGTACGAGGCGTGGCTTGCGGCGGGTGTCCCGTTTAGCGCGCTCACCTGTTTCACGCCCGGTAACATCTGCGATCATCTCCATCTGCTCGATCGGGTCGATACTTTGGTCGCGGTGCGGATGATCTATTACCTTGGCGATCGCCTGGACGAGGTGTTCGCGGCGGCGGCGAAGACGGTGCGGTGGATCGTGCTGTGCGGGAACCGCAACCGGGCCGACGCCTGGCGCCGGGGCGAGCCCCATGCGCCGCTCGGCGAGATGAACCGGTATGCCGCTTATGAGGGCATGCGCGAGCTGCTGGAGCGGCACGGCTACACGATCTTTTCCGAGGTGAGGGAAGGCGATGAGATCGTCGTCGGCCTCCGTGAAGAAAACATGCTTGTCTGAAATCCTCTGGATCGACCCGGCATCGATCCGCTTCAAGATCAGCCCGGTCGAGGATCTGCGCGGCGAGGTACCCGGGGAGTGGGACCGGGATCGGCGCTTTCCGCTGGCGGAGGCAATCAAGCACCGGGCGATCGCCCAGCGATACCGCGACGGCGCCCGGTGGGAGGATACGGACCTGTTCCGCGACGCCTATGCGCGGAGGCTGGACGCCGGCGAGGCGGTGCGGGGTGCGGCGACGATGAAGGCGCTGCTGGCGCAATATTATGACCGGGTCGACGGGATGTTCGCCAGCCTGGAGCGCGACGGGTTCCGGATCGAGGCGGGGCCGCCGCCGGGGCTGCTGATCGGCCGGGACGGCGAGGTGTTCATCGGCAACCAGGGCAATCACCGGCTGGCGATGGCCCAGGTGCTCGGGTTGAGGGAGTTCGCGGGGGCCGTCAGGTGCCGTTACGTAGCGGGTGACCCGGCGGGGTCTCCACACGAAAGTGTCGGCCAGTCGTCAGGATGATCGTGTAGCCGTCCGCGTCGCGGTCGATGACCGGCACCGGGTGGTCCGAGGGATTACGGTCAACGGCCATATAGACCAACCGCAACCAGCGAGCCTCCACGGTCGCTGGGTTCAAGCCGAGGCGCAGCATCTCGATATGCTGCGCGGCCGTGAACGGCAGGACTTTGATTGCAGTGGCGCTCATGGCGCGCATCTTAGCAGATTTTGCCGGGAATATCCAATGGAAGCTCCAATCGGGGTCAAGCCGATCCCCGCGATGACGACGGATGCCGAGCGGGCTTGCTATTATCGGCTGGTGCGGGAGGCTCTGGGCGGCGCGGAGGACGAGGCTGAAACTGGGCCCCGGCCTTCGCCGGGGAGCAGTCGGGGTGCGATCATGGAGCTTGGCGCATGGCTCGGCGCCTCGACCGCATGGATTGCCGCCGCCATCCGCGACAGCGGGAGTGACGCCAAGGTCCATGTGTTCGACAAGTTCCAGTCGAAGCCGGGGCATGTCCGCAAGGTCGAGGCCTTCTACGCCAATCACGGCGGGGCCGGGGAGATCCCGGTCGGGCCGTCGCTCGATCAGTTCCGCGACAATCTCGGCGACCTGATCCGCCATGTCCGGCTCCACCCCGGCATGATCGAGGCGATGGAATGGGATGACTGGCCGATCGCGCTGTTGATCACCGATGCGCCTAAACGGGTGCCGCAGATCTCGGCGGTGCTGACCAAGCTGCGGAACGCGCTGCAGCCCGGGAGCGTCATGGCGTGGCAGGATTTCTGCCACTTCCCGTCCTACGAGATCCCTGCTTGCCTCTATCGGCTGCGCGATCATCTCGAGTTCGTCGAGGCGGTGGTGCCGGGGACGACCCTGGTGTTCCGGGTGAAAAGCCAGTGGACTGCCGAGGAGGTGTCGCCGGCGGCGCTCGGTCTGCACCGCTGGACGCCGGCGGAGATCGAGGCGGCCTGGTCGTGGTGGCTGGACGGCTATGTCCCGGCGGAGAAGGTCGCGCTCTTCCGCTGCGGTACCGCCATGTTCCTGTGCGACATCGGCTATCCGAACGAGGCGGCCGTGGATTTGACCGCCGCGAAGGCCGGCGGCCACGCCGATGTCGACAAGAAGTGGCAGTATCTGCGCGAGGCGCGGCCGGATTTCCTCAAGCGCTATTGGCCGCTGTTCGAAGTGATGGCGGCCTGAGTGCTGACCGTCCTCACCTGGCTGTGGACCCAGTCGACCAGCAAGACCCGCTACACGGCCGAGCATGTCAATATCTGGGCGAGCATGGTCGGGCGTCACCTCACGCTGCCGCACCGGATCGCCTGCGTCACCGACATGCCGGACGGCATCGACCCGCACATCACCATCATCCCGCCGCCGGGCGAGTTCCTGGACATCCACAACCCCCGGTGGACCAATGGCAAACCCCAATGCTACCGGCGGCTGTCCATGTTCCGGCGCGATGCCGGCGCGATCTTCGGTGAGCGCTTCGTATGCATGGACCTCGATTGCGTGATCGGCCGGCCGCTCGATCCGCTGTTCGATCGCGATGATGACCTGGTGCTGTTCAAGGGCACTTCGACCAAGCGGCCGTACAATGGCAGCATGATGCTGATTACGGCCGGGTGCCGGCCCAAGGTCTATGAGGATTTCGACGAGGCTGGCGCACAGGAGAGCGGCGCCTTGTTCTGCGGGTCCGACCAGGCGTGGCTGGCGCATATCCTCGGCTGGGACGAGGCGGTGTGGGGCGAGGCGGACGGGGTGGTTGCGTTCCGCGCCGGGTACCGCGCCGGCAAGCCGCCGCCGAAGATAGTGTTCTTCCCCGGGGCGCTGAAGCCGTGGCACATGGTTGCCGTCGATCCCTACACCAAGGCGCATTATCGTGCAGACCAGAGGGAGGCCGCATGACGGAGGCTCGCGCCGCAGCCGACGGCCCCGCCAGGGTAATCGCCATCATGCTCGCGATCGCGGTATCGGGGCTGGCGCTGGTCGTAGCCGGCATCTGGGTGCTTTTCGGTCTCGGATGTGGGCTGGTCGCTAGCGGCCTCGCCTTGCTCGCCATCGCGGCCGTGTTGCGTCGAGGGGTGTTGCGCAGTGCCTAACGCTCTCGACATCATCCGCGCCGGTCTGGCACCGATCGCCAAGGCCACCCCCGGCAATGCCTCGCCGGTCAGCGACTATCGCGGCGGCTGGACGACGATCCTGGAGAGCTTTTCCGGCGCCTGGCAGCGCAATGTCGTCGTCGACACGGAATCGGTCTTCGCCCACCACGCCTTCTTCGCCTGCATGACCCTGATCGCGAGCGACTTCGCCAAGAACCGGGTGAAGCTCGTCTCGCTCGACACCGTCACCGGCATCTGGAGCGAGGTGACCAACGCGGCTTATTCGCCGGTGCTGAGGAAGCCCAACCGGTTCCAGACCCGCATCCAGTTCCTCGAGACCTGGGCGCTGTCCAAGCTGTCGCGTGGCAATACCGTCGTGCTGAAGCAGCGCGACAACCGCAATGTCGTGGTCGCCCTCTATGTGCTCGACTGGACGCGGGTGACGCCGCTCGTCACCCCGGACGGGTCGATCTATTATGAGCTGCGCACCGACAACCTTGCCGGCATCCAGGAAACGTCCGTGGTGGTCCCCGCGTCCGAGATCATCCACGATCGCTTCAACTGCCTGTTTCACCCGCTGGTCGGTCTCTCCCCGGTCTATGCCGCGGGACTGGCCGCCACCCAGGGCCTGAAGATCCAGAACCACAGCACCAATTTCTTCGCCAATGGTGCGCGGCCGGGCGGCACGCTCACCGCGCCGGGCCGGATCAACCAGGAGACGGCGGATCGGCTGAAGCAGGACTGGCAGGACAAATATGCCGGCGCCGAGAATGCCGGCAAGCTGGTCGTGCTCGGCGACGGCCTGAAATACGAGCAGATGACGATGAACTCGCACGATGCGCAGTTGATCGAGCAGCTCAAATGGTCGGCGGAGGTGGTGTGCAGCACCTTCCATGTCCCGCCCTACAAGATCGGCGTCGGCCAGGAGCCGGCCAATGCCAATGTCCAGACGCGCAACATGGACTATTACACCCAGTGCCTGCAGGTGCTGTTCGAGGCGGCCGAGGTGCTGCTCGACGAGGGGCTGGCGACCGGCGAGAGGCTCGGCACCGAGTTCGACACCGACAATCTGCTGCGCATGGACAGCGTCACGCAGATGGAGGTGCTCGACAAGGGCAAGAATGTGATGGCGCCGAACGAGGCGCGCAAGGTGATCAACCTCAAGCCGGTGCCCGGCGGCGACAGCGTATTTCGGCAGCAGCAGGATTATAGCCTGGAGGCTCTCGCCAAGCGCGACGCGCAGGACGATCCGTTCGGCAAGGCCGCGCCGGCGGCCACCGAGGCACCGCCGCCCGCTGCGAACGACGACGAGGAGGCCCAGCGCCAGGCGCGGGCGGCGATCGCGCTCTACGAGAAGCGCTTCCGGGAGAGGCTCTATGCTTGACGCGGAAGCGCTCGCCGAAGCCCATGCCGCGCTCGTGCGCGAATTTGTCGAGCACAGCATGGCGCCGGTGCTCCGCCGGATAGCCGCGCTCGAAGCGTCCGCCTCCGCTGAAGCTACGGCGGACAAGCTGCGGCCGATGGTCGAGGCGGCGGTCGGCAAGGCTACGGATCCTGCTTTGGTCAAGCAGCTGGTGGACGATGCGGTTTCGGCGATCGCGTTGCCGCCAGCGCCAGCGGCGATCGAGCCGGACATGGATGCGATCGGCGAGATGGTGCGCAGCACGGTGGAGCGGGAGGTTGGTGCGGCCGTTGCGGCGCTTCCGGCCCCCAAGGATGGCGAGAGCGTCACGGCCGAGGATGTTCGGCCGTTGATCGATGAAGCGCTCGGCGCGGCCGTGGCGGCGCTGCCGGTCCCCAAGGATGGCGCGGACGCGGACCCTGACCTGGTCAAGCAGATGGTCGACGCGGCAATCGCCGCGATCCCGCCGGTCGAGGCGCCGCCGGCGATCGAGCCGGACATGGGCGCGATCGGCGGCATGATCGAGACGGTGGTGGCGGCGAAGGTGGCGGCGCTGCCGGTGCCCAAGGATGGCGCCAGCGTCACGGTCGAGGATGTGCGCCCGCTGGTCGCGGACCTGGTGGAGCGCGCCGTGGCGGCGATCCCCGTGCCCAAGGACGGCGTCGGCGTCGCCGGGGCGGTGATAGATCGCGACGGCGGCCTGGTCCTGACCCTGAGCGACGGCGCGGTGCGCGAGCTCGGCGCGGTCGTCGGCAAGGATGCCGACATGGGCGTGATCAAGGCGCGGCTTCGCGACCTGGTTGCGGCGCTGCCGGCGGCGAAGGATGGCGTGGACGGCGTCGGCTTCGACGACCTCACCTTCGAGCATGACGGCGGCCGCAACTTCACCCTGCGCTTCGTCCGCGGCGATGTGGTCAAGACCTTCCCGTTCACCGTGCCGATCGTGCTCGATGCGGGCGTGTTCAAGGAGGGAACGACCTATGACGCCGGCGACGGGGTCACCTGGGGCGGATCCTATTGGATCGCGCAGAAGGAGACCGGGGCCAAGCCCGACAGCGGCGATGGCAGCTGGAGATTGTCGGTGAAGCGCGGCCGCGACGCGAAGCCGGCCGAACCGGTGCAGCTACAACCCTAGACGGCTGCCGCAACCTCAATTCCCTCCACCTCCGCCATCCGCCTTCGGCAAGGCTACGGCGGACAAGCAAAGCTGGCCGCTATTCCCCTTGTGGCCAGCCTCCGCCCGGATCCTCCTACGCTCCCTGCGGGCGATACGGCGGATAAACTGCACGCCTGTACGGCCGACATCCCGACGGCCGGTCGCGCGCAGCCGGGCGGTCACCCGCCACCCACGCCACCTCCCTCCGCCACGGCCACCGAGCCGGCCCTTACCAAAGCTGGAGCAACCTATGGCCGAGTTTTACAGCGAATTTGGCGCGCTCAAGGCGATCGCCAAAGCCTTGACGGCGCTGAGCGGTCTCGTGGATGGGGTGGAGGGATTGCTCGGTCGCTCCACCAACACCAAACGCCTCGCCTCCGCAGCCGCATCCGTCAACGCTGACTTCGCCAAGGCGTCCCCCGGAACGGTCCGCCAGATCAGTGGCTACAATGCCTCGGGCACGGCCCGATATTTCCGCTTCTACGACAAGGCGTCAGCTCCGACAGTCGCGTCCGATGCAGCCCGCAAGGTGCTCTACCTGCCGCCGCTGTCAGCCTTCGTGTTCGACATGAACGACTATTTCGCGGTCGGCATCGCCTACGCGATCACGACCGGCTCGGCCGATCTCGACACCGGGGTCTTGACCGCTGGCGACATCATCTCCCTCAATGTGGATTATTTGTGATGAGCGGGTTTGGACCACGCGCCCGCGTGGAAGTCCTGCTGGAGGACTTTGGCGGATCTACGGCGTCTTCCGACAACTCCGCCGCCTTCACCGCCGCACTGGCCTATCTGTCCAGCCTTGGCGGGGGAAAGCTTCGTCTCGGGCCCGGCACCTATTTAACCGGCACCATCACAACCACGAACAACTTCCCGCATATCGTCGGTGACAGCGAGCAAGCGACGATTATTCGTCATGTCGATGGCCAGGCGGCCCCTTTGTTAAACCTTCTGGGCGGAGACACCGGCAACAACGCGATAGCCT